CGCCATGAGATACAAATACTTGGCAGCCAACCCATCTGATCCCCAATCTGTGATCATATCAACATGATCACCCGCATTGGAGAACCAATCGATGAGCCAGGTCCACGGTGTGGTATTGTATACGAAACTAGGGTTGATCCGAGCGCCGTGAATCGTCAGGTGACGTTTCATAACGTTCAACGCATCCCAATAGGACGCGTCTCCCAGATCAAACTCAGGACGATAGTACCTGAAGCTTCCAGAAGTCGTGACTACAACATCTTGTTGAACCCACAACTCCCTAAAGGCTTCTCCAGAACCAATCAAACCCCCAATGGTGTCGCCGGCAGGTTCCATGAACCAGCCGCCGTCCTTGCGGGCGAGAAAGGAACTACTATCTGTTACAAGGGTTCGTCTCCGTCGTATCCATCTATTATTCTCAGAGCTCATCTTACTGATGATATCTCGAGAATTGGACGCAATAGTGATCATCTTTTCGACGTCACTTACGAACGGGACCCATCCAAACTGATGGTTGAGAAAGTGGTCTCCTACCTTTTTGGGTAGCATTCGCACTGATTGCTTCTTTGAGCCAGCTAAGAGTTTCCAACCTTCGTTGAAGACTCCTGCTGATTTCGATAACATCCTAAGGATGTCTCGAGCCTCTCGGATAGCAAGGGCCAAACCGGCCTTCTCAAGGTGAGGCTTGGTTTTAGACCAAGCATCAGAACCCCAAGTGTCTGCAGCATTCGGAACCAATCCCCTCATTTGGGCGGCAACTTGACTTTGGTTAGTCATAGTGAAGCCGTCCGCGTAAGGTGGAAAGATGGGGTTACAAAATCCCCCAGTGTAAGTATAGGGACCTCTACCAACTCCCCAAATGGAGAGTTCTCGAGTCCCAGAATGAAACTTACCCTGCCCAATGGTCCCCGAAGGGAGGCCCGACTCTATCTTTATAGAGGTAAACGGCCCACCTTCCAGATAAGGAGGTCCTGCGTGGAGTTGATCCTCGCAAGTCTCAATTCTGGCAAAGTAGGGTGACCCCAATTCATATACGCCATATGTTCCAAGGTCGATGTCTACAAAGACACCGGGATCTTGACCTATGGTGTTATGGAGCGTTAATCGCCCCGTTGGGATCTGTGTCCGACCATGCCAAGCATGGTTGGTTGTCCGCGTACGCGTGCGTAGGCCTGTAGACATAAATATCACACCTCCGTAGTGTAAAAACTCGGTTGTAATTAAACAACCTTGCACTGCTATGGTTTCCAGGGCAAAGGAGCCCTGATTCAGAGAAATGTATCGCTACATCTCTAGAC